TGGAAAAGAGTTTACCTTCAAAGGGTTAGCTCAAAAGGTTGAGTGACCGCGGCTCACGGGGCAGCTTTCGGGCTGCCCCTTTTTTTGTGCCGAAACCATAGAACGGTTACTCTTCTTCAAAAGGCTTGTTACTTTCCCGTTTTCTATTATAATAATATTAGAAAGGAAGGTGAAACATGGATGCAGAACAACTCTTATCTAAAGTACGGTGCGGAACCCAAGACGCACTAAAAAACAATAAAGCAAAAGATATCGCCGATACCATTACAGAACACTACAACATCGGAGTGTCTTCCGCGTGGATATATAACTTAGCAAACTCCGCTGATCGCGGCTCACGGTTCGATGTGTCGGTGCGAAGGGCTTTTGCTATGAAAGCCTTTATTGAAGATTGGCGGGCGGGAAAATGTCCGTGGTTACGTTAATTCGCGTTTCTACTATATACGTCAGAAAAAGAGAACGCGAAAAAAGTTTTTAAAATAGGTGTAACCGGTGTAACCGTGTAACTTTGGTTGTAACTTAATATTAAACAAAGGAAAAAAGGTTACACTAGTGGTTACACTAGTCAAAACAGAGGTGTAACCTTTCGGTTAAATGCCAAATCGGCCTTATTACGATCAGAGTGAGTTTTTTATAAAAAATATTTTTGACGCTATATAAGTAAATCCTGTATAAACTATGGGACGTGACCTAATTAACGGTGAAATCCTTATGGCAAGAAAAGCAGCAAGTAAAGTGACCGGCAAGCCCCGTGAAACGCGAGGCCGACCGCCCGCCACTGTCGAACAACCTTTGACCCGCAAACAAGAGCTTTTTGTAAAAGAGCTGGTGAGTAAAGATGGCCAGATAACTTTGCGGGAAGCCGCCATCAACGCGGGCTATGCCGCCACGTCAGCCCATTCGCGGGCATATGAGTTAACCAATCCGCACATTTCACCCCATGTTGTGGCCGCCATACAATCTTACCGGCGCGAGTTAGACGAAAAGTATGGGGTAACATATCAAAGGCATTTAAGAGATTTGCAAACTATTCGCGACGTGGCTTTACAGAACGGCGCATACAGCGCAGCCGTGCAGGCTGAGTATAGGCGGGGACAAGCCCAAGGGGATATCTACGTTAGCAAATCAGAAATCCGTCACGGCTCAATTGACAGCATGAGCAAAGAAGACGTGATGAAAGCTTTAGAGGAAATCAAACAAAGTTATGCCCCAGTCACGATCAACATCACTCCCGAAGAAACAACGAATGCCAGCAATCGCGGTAAAGCGAGAAGCAGGCTTTTACAAGCAAATGAAGGAAGCAGCGCAGAGATCGAGCCGGAAACTGTTACTGACGCGGATTGAAAATTCAATCGGTGCGGGTATTCCGGACGTTCTTTTGTGTGATGAAAGCGGCACGTTCTGTTTTGTCGAGTTAAAGTTTTTGACCAGCAACAGCGTGACCTTGCAGCCGTCGCAAGTGGCGTGGCTTTCCCGCCATCAGCACAGCCCTTCTTGGATACTGATTAAAAAACAAAACAAGCCTATGGATGATCCGGAATTGTTTTTGTATCCGGCCGCCGCCGCCGTTGATTTAAAGATGGACGGCCTGCAAGCTGTCGAGCCCCTTCACCATCAAAAAGGCCAGTTTAATTGGGATGTCGTTTTTAACTTGATATGTCCCACATAATCCTATATGCAGGGGGTATCGTTAATTAATACGGGAGTTTTAAACGATGCCAAAATATAGAGTAGCAGTATGCTTAGAAGAGGGTGTGGTTTTAGTGGTGGATGCCGCTAATGTCGCGGATGCCGAAGCCGAAGCATTTCGGCTGGCGGATGATATGGGCGGGACAGATTACCCGAAGCAGTATCGCCCCAAACACGTTCACCGTGAATTTTGGACGCAGGATGCCACGCAGGAGGTGGACGATGATTGACGTTAAAAGAAAAATTCATATTGATCTGGTAGCTTTGTATGATCTGGCCTACCAGAACGATCTGCCCGAAATATGTGGGGCGTTGTCTAATGTCGAGCATATGGTTTGGGAAATGCGCCGTCGTGAAGATAAAGAAGGGAAAAAAGCTTAATGTTTATATTCAGTATTATTGGCCGATTGCTTTACGGTAAAGACTGGGAAAGACACACCCAAAAGCGAACGCGATATGTGAAACGCCGACGCCGATAGAAATTTATAAAAATTTAAGCTTGCGTTATATGCGAGATTATGAGACAACAATCACCAGCGACAGAAATGTTGCTGGTTTTTTAACTTCTACGGGAAATAGAAAAATGAAACATACTATCGAAAACAACAAAAATGCTCTCGCTAATCTTTTAGTTAAGGTACAGGATCAGGCCAGCCGCAACGCTGATTATCTGGCACCGCTTAAAGATTTGCAGAAAACCACCACTGACACGGGCAAGCCGCAAATCGTCGTCGAGCAATCCGGTGGGGTTCCAACGCAGTTTTTCGACATTAACGACGTATCGTTCGGGCAAATTGCCAGCCATGCCGAAATCGACACCCGCACGGCGCGTCGGTTGCAGGCCAGATATCCATCTGAGTTCGACGGGCTTTTGAACGCAATCTGGCGTGATAGCGACGACGTCCGCATGATTAGAACACGCCATGCTGAAACAGCCGCGCCGTTTACGTTTGGCGGTGTCGGTTTAAACCAGCCGCCCCGCTCGCAGTGGAACGATGCCGCAAATCCTAATGGCGTGGTGCGGGCGTTTGTTTCGGACAAGTTTAAGACGTTCGACAATGTCAATTTGCTTGAAGCCGCATTGCCGCAATTGATGGACAACCCCGCCGCGTTTCAGGTGGTAAATGCCGACGTCACCGACAAGCGGCTTTATTTGCGCTTAAAATCTCTTGTCCAGACTGGCACGGGTGCCGCGTTAAATGATCTAATGGCTAATGGCATTGGCTTGCAGAATAGTGAAGTTGGCGCGGGTTCTGTTTCTGTTTATCAAATCGCTTGGACGTTGGCTTGCCTTAATGGAATGCAAACCCAAAACAAAACCCGTTCGTCACATATCACAAGCGCCCGTGATACCGACGATTGGGGCTTGTTATCTGATCAGGCAAAAGACGCCGACAACCGTGCGCTTGAATTGAAAATCCGCGATCTTGTCGGCGTCTATTCAAGCCGCGATGCATTCGATCAGGTTATTGAACAAATGAAACAAGCCGCCGCTGATACTATCGACGGTTTCGCAATCGACAAAACCGCCGTCGTTGGCGGGCTTGGTAAAGTTATGCAATTAACCAAAAAAGAAACGTCCAGCGTTCTGGACGGGTTGCTGGATACAATCGGCCAAGCCGGTTATGAGCAAGGCCGCCCATTATCACGGGCAACCCTCATTAACGCGGTGACAGCCGTATCGCATAAAGCCGACACCGACGACGTTGACCTATGGCAACAACGGGGCGGGCAATTGCTCAACATGAAACCTGCAGACTGGCAACGGGTTGCCGCCATTGCCGCATAACCGGCCAGCATAAAAAACAAGCCAGCCCCGCCCTAATCCGGCGGGGTTTTTTATTGCGCTTTACATATGGGACAAGATGGGATAATAAGAACTATTAGAAATTTTAACAGGATTTGAAGCAATGTTGAAAACTGTAAAGCTATCACAAGCGAATAAGACGGCCGGTTGCGCCGTGACATATCGGGCGGGCAAGGCCAATAAATATGATACTTGCCCCGCCAAATGCGAATTAAACGCTAGCGGGCGCGGTTGCGCCCCGTCGGCGGTTGATGCCGAATATCTCGACGCCGTTTTGGATAGCAAGCCGCGCAGCGGGCACGGCTTTACATATTCCCATTTCAGCCCGCTATATTGGGCGCATAAATTACACCCGCAAAAAACCGTTGTTAATTATAGCGCGCCAAATTTAAGCGCGGCTGTTTCTTGTGTTGGTACTAACATTCCGGCCGTTACAGTTGTCCCCGTTGATTTTTGGAAAAAGAACGGGAACGCAAAAAACACAAATATTGACGGCGTGCGGGGCGTTCGCTGTCCCGCTGAATATTTGGCGGGCGTCGGTTGCGTTAATTGCGGCGGGGATAAAGCCCCATTATGCGCCCGCTTAGATCGTGATTTTTTTGTCATG